GACTCAGCAGAGACGTCTACTGTAATTGTAATAGTAGCTCGAGGTGCTAGAACTGAACGAGGTATATAACCTAAGAGCTTAGCACGAGTAACAATGTTACCACGTATCTGAGCTGAATCTAAAAACGCTTCGTTTAAAGCAAAGTGCGCGGTCATAGCATTATAATGTGTATTATAAGCTAATACATCTAAGAGTGAAGACAAACCCGATCCTTCAAAATCATGACTATTAAAAGCTGTTTGAGTCTTTAAATAGTTCTTAAGATTCTTTTTAATCTGATCGAAATCAAGTTCGGTTACATTTAAATTAGTTGCCATATCTTATTACCTTAAACGTTTTAGTACGATTTCTACTGTTTCTTGAGAATCGTATTCTTTGATTCTAAATTTAACAAGAATCCTATATGAATTATTATCTACTTCATCAACAATATTAATGAATATAAGTTCTACTCGTTGTTCACCATCAGTTATAGCTCTTGCTATATTTTCTTTTAAAGCTTGTTTTGTAATTTCATCAGCCGGTTCAAAGAGAAGAGCTCTCATATTAGCTCCAAGACCAAGAGCAAATGGTTTTTCATAAAAATTAGTTAAGAGTAAATTACGTACAGCATATTTAATAGCTCTATCATCCTTTAATGGTATAATATCATTACGTATTGGATGAAGAGTTAAGTTAAGATCAAGATCAGTCCAGGGCTTTAGTCGCGACGCAGACTGTACTCGCTTAAGATCGCCAATAATACCGCTTGGTTCAAGTATCTGACTGGATTTATCTGATAAATTTGTAGTAGACATATAACTATTTATACCTCTTCGGTAGCAAGATTAGCTTTTCTTCTTACAAGATATTGATTGCATGCAGTAGTAAAATCTTCAGCTTGACTAAATCTTGAATTATTATTTTTTACTAAACCATAAGTTTCACTACATATCTGACCTTCTTTTATAAAGTCCCATGTCGCATCTGGATATTTAGAACTAAGAGTTTTTTGAGCAAGCCTTAGTTCTTCTTTTGTTCTACTATGTTTCTTATACGTGTTATAGTCTCCACCTGCGGCTTCTATGACTTCAACAAAAAGTTCTTCCCATGTGCTATTATAAAAAAGTTGATTCTTTTTCTTTGATCCAAATCCACTAAAGATACTTCCAGCTTTAGGTCCAGCTGCAATATACTTAACGCTATTTCTCATAGCTGTAGATAACAATTTTCTATTTAATTCTTCTAAGTCTTTAACTATTACAGGAGTAGGTTCAGGAGCAACAGGAGGTTCTTCAGGTACCTTAGGTTCGCTTGGTTCTTCTTTTACTGTACCATCATCTTTAACTTCCATATTAGGAACCAATGAACATATATCAGATTTAGCTGAAGCTATTAAAGAATCAGAAGTAGTCCCAGCCGGTAGTCCTAATTTAGCAACTAAACTGGCTTCATCTAATCCAAGGTTACCTAATATACTATCTAGGTCAGGAACTGCAGATCCAAACTTTTCTTTAAGTTCGGCAATCTTACTCGTTACATCAATAGGATTATCAATAGCAGATAGTTCGTTTATCTTAGATTGAAGACTTTCAACAGCTGGAATAGTAGGTTTAAAGGACTCTAAATCGGCTTTTATATCAGTTAATTTAGATTGCATCGCACTTAACTGGTCTTTACCACCAGCTAAGAGCTCATCTAATTCTGCTTGTTTAGCCTTTAAATCATCTAAGGCTTGATTACTACCACATAAACTCATTTATATCTCCTATGTTCCACTTATTGGCGCAGTTGTTGGTTGTGTTGCTGGACTTGGACTTGAAGCTCCGCCAGAACCTGGTACTTCTGTATGCGTATGAGTATGTAATGTAACGTTATTAGATGTAATATTACCTGCAGGTAGATCAATACTTCCATCAGGAGAATCTATAGTCATAGACGTTGATGCATCTATATCTAATATACCAGTAACATTTGTTGTTTGATTAGCACTGTATGTTTCAGTTACTGCACCATCAATGGTTTCTCCTAATGTACCAACAACACCAATTATCTGATTAGCATTAACGCTAAGAGTATAATCGGCTAAGGAGGTATGACTAAATGTACCAGCATTCATAACAGTCTTATTATTCAAAACAGTTGTTGCCATATTATTTGTAACAGATGTTGTAAAGTCATTACCAACAGTTAACAGTTTATCATTTATAGTATTCGTAGTAGAGTTATTCATAACACTTAGATTATCATCCACACCAATATTAGTAGATCGGCTACGGACGATTTCAGCCTCATGATTACCACCAATCTTCTGTTGTAAGGAACCTTTGATATTCATAGTCATATCTTTCTCGACCTGAAGATGATAATTACCATAGACCATCTGTCTTAAATCTCCGTCAACAGTCATAGAACAATTACCTTTAATATGAATATTCTTATTACTAAATACTACTTCATAGTCATCACCGACTATTTTAACCTGTCTTGTACCATCTGTATAGATCTCTTCATAAGAACCTGATGTATGCATACGATGAGTACGTTCATTACCTGGTGTATCGTCAATTTCTGTAACATGACCTGACTCTGACTGATTTACTTTATTATATGGATAATCAGGTAT